ACCGCTGTGTGGAAGTCCGCTCTAACACGATTGCCGTCCTGCCCGTCTATATCCTGAATGAGCGCACAAAGGAGCGGCTAAGTGATCATCGCCTGGGGCGGGTGTTGTGGGGCCGCGCCAACGAGGCCATGACCAGCTTTGACTATGAAAAGCTGATGCAGGTCAATCGGGATATGCGGGGCAATGCCTATGCCTGGATATACAGAGACAGCTCCAGCGGCTATCCTCTGGAGCTGATCCCCCTTCCACCGGATTGCGTGACGCCCCATGTGGATGATGGTGGGCGGTTATGGTACATCTACTTTGATCCCGGAACCGGGGGTATGACGAAGCTGCCGCTGGAGGATGTACTGCACTACAAAGCATATTCAACGGACGGGATCAAGGGGATCTCCGTGCTCCACAGGGCCTCCCGCATAGTTCGTACTGCATTGAGCGCCCAGCAGTACGAACAGGACATGTACAACAACGGCGGCCGCCCATCGGGCGTACTGACCACGGAGGAGTCTCTGGGAAATTCCGTCACCACAACGGATGCGGACGGAAACGAGATCACCTTTAATCCAAAAGACATGTTGCGCGATGAGTGGGATCGGATGCAGAGCGGGGCTGGAAAGCGGTTCCGTATCGCTGTGCTGGACCACGGCCTAAAATATCAGCCTATCTCAATGAATAATTCAGACGCACAGTTCGTCCAGTCCAGTGAAATTCGGGTGGCGGACATCTGCCGGTACTTTGGTGTCCCGTTACATTTGGTATACGCAGGCAAGCAGTCTTACAACTCCAACGAGCAAAACGCTCTGGATTATGTCAAATATTCCTTGCAGGCAGACGTGACACAGAGGGAACAGGAGGATACTTATAAGCTTCTGCTTCCCAGAGAACGCACAGAATGGATTCGGATCAGGCGGGAAATGAAGACCTTCCTGCGGGGCGATACGGCGGCCCAGGCGGCGTGGTATAAGGCAATGCGTGAAATCAGCGTTTACTCTGCTGATGACATTCTGGAGCTGGAGGACCGGGCGCCGGTACCGGGCGGTGAGAGCCGCTATGCCAGCTGGAACTATGGACCGCTCTCCAGGTGGGAGGAGTTGAGCGTTGTGCGTGCAATGAGTAAGGGGCAGCAGCCCATAAGGGAGGAGTAGTAAATGGATTTGATTACCAAGGCGGGACAAGTCACAGCGCGGGTTATATCGGATGCGGACCTGTCCTTGATTAATCGGCAGTCACTGAAGGTGCTGACAGCAGACGGCGTGTTTGTGTTCCGTATGGTGGCCTGCAATAACCAGGTTGACCGGGATCACGAGCGTTTCACGGAGCGAACACTGGCCGATTTAGCCAAGCTTTATGTGGGCAAAACGGTGATCACGGACCACATGTGGTCTGCCAGTGGACAGGTGGCCCGGATCTATGCGGCGGATGTGGAGCGGGAGGGTGAAGTTTCCAGCCTTGTCCTGCGGGTGTACATGCTGAAGACGGAGCAGACTGCCCCGCTGATCGCGGCCATTGAGGGCGGTATTGTCCGCGAGGTGTCGGTAGGCTGCCGGTGTCAAAAGGCGCTGTGCTCCATCTGCGGGGCGAATAAGGCGCTGGAGGCCTGTGTACATAGACCAGGACTGGCTTATGACGGTAAACAGTGCCACGTGGATTTGGACGGAGCGGAGGACGCCTATGAAGCTTCCTTTGTTGCTGTACCCGCCCAGCCCAAGGCGGGGGTCATCAAGAATTATGGCGGCGAGGGCAAACCGCCGGATCCCACGGCGAATGAGCTGGAGGATGAAGCGTTTTTGCTGGCGCAGGCCATGCAAGCACAGGAAGAAAAAAGATATGGAGGTATGTAACACATGAATTTGCAAGAACTGTACGAACTGAAACACACGCGGACTGGTTTGCTGGCTGAGGGGCGCGAACTGCTGGAAGAGAAGGATTTTGCCGGTCACAAGTCGAAGCTGGCCGAGGTGGACAGGCTGAATGAGGAGATCGATGCCGGAGAGAGGCAACTGGCCGAAGAGGGACGCTTTGAGGCTGGCAACCAGGACATGAAGAACCTCCACAAGAGCATCATGCAGCAGAATGAGGATGACAAAAAGCAGCGGTCATTGAATGAACTGCGCGGTGAAAACGAGTATGCCCAGGCATTTGCTAAGGCAATGAAAAATCAGGCCAGCGTGAAAAAGAGCGTGGGTGTGGAGGACTACAAACCGCTGTACAAGGCTTTGAGCGAGAGCGGTGGTACTCCTGTGGGAGCAGACGGTGGTTTTCTGGTCCCCATTGATTTTGACAACCGTATCCTTCAGCTGGAGAAAGAGTACCTGGATCTGGCCAACTTCTTCCATGTTGAGAGCGTGAGCACGCTGAGCGGCTGGCGGGCCGTGGCGGATGGTGTCCCCAAGGCGCTGCCCTCTGTTTCGGAGTTGGGCACCATCGGCAAGGAAGACCAGCCTAAATTCAGGCGCATTGACTACACCGTAAGGAAGTATGCGGACCGGCTGCCCATTTCCAGCGAGTTGCTGGATGACAATGCTGCCAACCTGCTTGCCTATGTGGCTGACTGGTTTGCTCCCAAGTACATCCTGACAAAAAACACTTTGCTGCTGGCCTTCCTGCAGGCGCTGACTAGCACCGTTGCGCTGACCACCGGGAACGAGGACAAGCAGCTGCGCCAGGCGCTGATCCGGCAACTGAACACTGCGCACAGCCGCAAGGCTGTGCTGCTGACCAATCAAGACGGATACGCCGAGATGGATGGATGGGAGGATGCAAACGGTCGATCCCTGCTGGTGCCCAATCCGGCAGATCCACAGGTGATGCGCTACCGCGGACGCACGGTAGACTATGGCGATAATGACCTGATTCCCAGCAGCGCTACCACCGCGCCCATCTATGTGGGTAACTTCAAGTCGCTGGGTACCCTGTTCGTGCGTAAGGGCATTGAACTTGCCACCACCAGCGTGGGCGGAGATGCCTGGGCAACCGACTCCTCTGAGGTGCGCGCGATCTGCCGGCTGGATGCCAAAGCAGTGGACAAAAACGCTGCTTTTGTGGCGAATGCTCCCATCAGTGTGGGCTGATAGATTTTGATTATGAATTTGGAGGTACTAACATGGCGAGGAATAAAACTGATGCTGTCGGGGCTGGCGAGGTGAAGGAGACCCTGGTTCCGCCAGATGGAGCCGATGAAGCGAAGGAGAACCCGGTTCCGCCAGATGGAGCTGATAAAGCGAAGGAGAACCCGGTTCCGCCCGATGGAGCCGATGCGAAGCAGGGTGCTGTCGGTGGCATTGTCAGAGCGCAGCGGCTGCGGTTGCGCTCTGGCCCTGGGCTTGAGCATGCCGCCTTAGCTGAACTGCCCTGTGGCACGGCGTTTGTAGTAACACATCCTGCTGCGGAAGAAGATGATTGGATCTCCGTGGAAACAGCAGGCGGCATGCGGGGGTATGTGATGGCTCAGTACATTGCCCTGACAGGCACACCGGGGGACTAAGCCATGACAGATAGTTGGCTGGACCGACTAAAGCGATATTGCCGGGTGGAGGATCCGTCCGAGGAGGATCTGCAGGACTTGGAGGAGGCTTATGGCTCCGCCGTGGGTTACTTGGCCGGGGCAGGGGTGGCTGAGCCGACCGAGGATACCGAGCGCCACGGGCTGTATGTATCCTGTGTTAAGTATCTGGTTTTGGATGAATTTGACCGCCGGGATGCAACGCTTTCCGGGACTACAGTGATTGAAAACCCTATCTTTGTAAAAAAGTTCCTCCAGCTGAAGCACACGGTACCGCCAAAGCAGTCTGAGTGGTAAGGCTATGGCTGGACACATTGATGCAGGCGCGCTGCGAACTAAAATTACAGTCTTTGTCCAGCCATCCGAGCCAATGCGGGATGCGGATGGATATCTCATTAAGGGACTAATCAACGTGTTCGGGGAAAATAAATACCGCCATTGCAAGTGGGTTAACGCTCACGGGAATGAAGTATATGAGGCCAAGCGGGCCGGCGTGGCGGAACCCGCCACGCTCACAATGCGGTACACTCCTAAAATTACGCCTACTTGCCAGATTTTCCGCATGGGGGATGATAATCCCTATGAGGTGATCAGCATCAATGACGTGGAAAACCGACATGCCTGGTTAGAAATCAAGGTGCAACGAAAGGTGGCGGCAAAATGACACTAAATTCCCTGCTAATATCCGCCCTGAGCCCAATTGCTATCACGGTCCCGGATGAGTACACCGGAACAGAAGACACTTACATCGTATTTAATTACAATTCTGCCCCCGCAAATTTTGCGGACGATGCCCCCGGACATGAAATTTATTCCGTTCAGGTGCATTTATTCTGTCCCAGCGGAATCAATAGCTTATCCATGCGCCGGGATATCAAACAGGCGCTTGCGGATACGGATTTTACATGGCCGTCCTATATTAACGCATCGGATAAAACCGGGCAACACCATGTGTTTGAGTACGAAATTGCCAGAGGATTGGAGGAGGATTAATGGGTCGTGCAGCAACAGTTGGACTGGATAGTCTGATAGATGATCTCGCGGCCTTTGCCGCCCTGCCGGATTCCGTTATTGACGGAATGTTAACGGCTGAGGCGGATGTCATTGAGCCGGAGCAGCATAGGACAGCAGAGAGCATGGGCGTTTACCGGACAGGGGTTACAGAGGGTTCAATCAAGCGCACAAAGATCAAAGTTGGAAAAGGAGGGCGATACCTGACCATTTACCCGCAAGGGAAAAACAAGGACGGGAATCCAAATTCCGAGGTTGCCTTTGTCAATGAATTTGGAAAAGAAGGACAGCCCGCGCGGCCTTTTATCGACACAGCGAATAAAAACAAGGGAGAAGAAGCTGTTGGGGCGGCGGAAACGGTCTACAATGCCTTTCTTGACAGCAAAAATCTGTAGGAGGAATGAAAAGATATGGCAAGCTTTGGAGCAAGAAAACCACAATTTGCGCCGATTATTGGGGTTGGGACCACTGAATCTCCTTATGAGTACGACACAAAAGTGATGATCGGGAAAATGGTTTCCGGAAACATGACGATCACACCATCCAGCGGCGAGTTGTACGCTGATGACGCCCTTGCGGAGCAGGTGAGTGAGTTTGTTTCGGCATCTCTTCCACTGGAGATAGATGATATGCTGGACGCTGTGGCAAGCGTTGTCTACGGGGCTGACGTGTCTGGAGGAACTGCAACCTATAATGCGGGGGATGAAGCCCCTCTTGGCGGATTGGCGTACATCAAACGCTTAATGCGCAATAGAAGAGTACTGTACAAGGGTTTTTTCTACCCACAAGCAAAGGCTGCCATCGGAAATGATAACGCGCAGACCAAAGGGAGCAGTATCACGTTTGGCACAACCACAACCAATTTCACAATTTTCGCGGATGCAACCGGTGATTGGCGTAAAACGTTTGAGGCGGGAACGGAAGCCGCTGTGCAAACATGGATCGATACATGCTTTAGCGGGGCTCCCGCAATGGATGCTTAAAGGAGGCGCTTGTCTTGGCTAATGTAATGTTGAATATTAATGGAGCGCAATATGGACTTCTTTTTAACGGTAACGCCATGTTTGACATCGCGGATCAATTCGGCAATAAGGAGATGTCAAAGATCATATTT